TGATTTGCGGCGGGGCGGGGGAATCGGTGACGCTGAAACCAATTTGGAACATGCGGTTATCGCCCTTGGTGTAAACCCGGTGCTGGTTTCCGAATGTGCCCACCCATGGGTTAACGTCCCCCGCCGTAGTGGTGTTGGTAAGGGTGTATGTCTGCGTGAGGTTAGCCCGCCCCATTTCGCCATTAATCGTGGTGTTGAAGCTATACGGCGTATAGCCATCATCGGCCTTGGTCAGCACATCAATCCATGGCATCCGACCCTTCAGGAAGGTTTGCCGGTTGTAATAGCCAGACAGGTAGGTAGCGCCGATAGCCCGTCCGTTGTCGGTGTTCCCGGTATGAAGCTGGGTAAACGTCCAAGAAGTCCCGCTGGGCTCACCTGCAACGGCATACACATTGAAGATGTTGGCGCTATTGGTTGTGGCATAGCTATTTTGAGCCGCCACTACCCGCCAATTCGTATACCTGGACCAAGCGCCGATAGACCCGTCCTGCTGCCGAATATCGTAATTGAACATGAGGACATAGTCATTGAAGGTACTGGCATTGGTGCCTGGATAGGCCCAGAAAACGCGCTGGTTGCGGATGTCGTGCCACGCCCAAATCTTGTACCAGTAGGGCCGATTAGAATTGTAGGTGCTGGTCTGCACCTTGACGCTCATGCGATCCGTGCGGATATCGGCACCCGCCTGGATGCGGGTAAGCGTGGTGGGCCCGAACTGGCTCCACAGAAAAACGTCATCCGCTACCTGGACAAACGAGTTTGGCGAAACGCACCCCACGCCCGCAATCTTGTTAAGCGCAAGATCCGTACTAGAAGAACCCTGGTAGAAAAACGCATTGGTGGCCGAGAAGAATACGGTGAAATCAAAAAGCGTAGTGGCGGCGCGGATGGTATTGTCCGAACCGCCGTTAATCTGGAAAGTGAAGGTGTCAAGGGCGAACCAGTCAAATCCATTATTTAGGCTGCTTACCCATACATTGTTGTTCCTCCACGCCAAAAGACGCTGATTCCGACCACGCCCAAGTACGGCAAACCCCTGGGGATAGCCGTTGGTTTCCCAGTCGGACGGCGTGTTATAGGCCGTGTTAGACGAAGGCACAGCCGTAGTGGTGGAAGCGGTAAGCCCCGTATCGGTAAAGGTGGTCAGAGTGCTGGTGGTCTGACCAATCAGCATGAAAGCGTTCAGGCCAGCAACATATCGGTATATGCGGTAATACTGAGCACCCGTCACGGAAGACCAGTTCAACTGGATATTTGCAGTCGCGCTAAGCGTTGCGGGCCCAAACAGGGTGCTCCCAATGACGCTCCCGGTAGTTTCCCCTCTACCCGTAACGGCTGTAACTTGGTACTGATACTGTGTCGTACCTGCCACAGAAGCAATAAGGGATAGCCCGGTTGGCGCGGCAATCTTGCTGTAATTTTTGAGCGTGTCGATGCCTGGGGTTGTACTAGTCGCAGTCAGATATTGGCTTCGGATTACAACGGGTTCGTATGGGTACTGTGCAATAAACAGGTCGCCATTCATATCGGTAGCAACAGGCGCACCAGACCCAGCCCACGGGCCAACTTGGTTAAGAGAACACCAAGTATTCATGTCATACCCGGTGCCGCCATTGGTGGCGGTGGCCGTGGGGTTTGAGGTTACCCAATATCCAGTGGATCTATCAGCGGTAGTGAAGATTTCATTCCCGGCAACCCCGGTAAACCTCCAGAGTGCAACGGGCCCAGTACCAAGCGAGCTACTTCCGGACAGGCTGGAATTAACCACCGCAGGGCTAAGGCTGGCATACCCGAAACGTCGGCGGAGACTGCCGTCATTCCAGGGGTCCCAGTTATCGCACTGGACCGCCTCAGCATCCTCCAGGTTTACAATCGTGGCCTTTTCGTTGAGCCCCCCAAAAAGGAGGGTTTCCATGGCCTGATCGGTACGGCCCGCATACCCAGCCATTAGTACCTCCAGTTAGAGGTGTAGAGTGGCCTCATGGCGTAGGGCTGGCGGGTCTGCTTATTGGAAGCAAGCTGCTGTTCCACCTGCATTCGGTATTCCTGCATTTCGGATTCCCAGTCAGGATATTCCAGGTACTTCTTTAGCTGAGCCTTGCCATACCGCACAAGCGCGGGGATAAGCTGGACCGGAACATCAAAGGTACTGGCATCATCCCCGGTATTCTGGCGGCGCTGGGGCCACTTGAAATAGGTAAGGGAAGCCTGCGGATAGTTGGCAATCGAATTGCTATCCGGGGCCGGGTAGAACCGGATGTAATAGGCATCCACGGTGTACGCCCACGGGGCCCCTGTTCCGGACGCCATAGCGGCGGGCGGGAAGGCTTCGCTAAATTCCTCCGGGCTGTACTCAACCATGGGCGTAGTCCCGGCAGGTGAGGACACGCTCCAATTGTAAGGGGCAAGGCAAATCTGCCTGAAATCCGATGGAACCGGGTACTCGTAAGTACCGGCTACATACGGGATGGAATATCGCTGACGGGTCCACGGCCAGATGGCCTTGGCGTAAATGTCATACATCCCATCATTCATGGCTTCAAGCGTGAGGTTAGACCGATCATTCCCTGGGTTCAGGCTAGTAACCTGCTCCACCCCGCATTCAAGCAAAACCCGGTTCACCATCTGTAGAGTGGTAGGAAGCCCGGGAGTGGTAGTGGTTACGGTCGTCATTTAACACCTAGACAAGATTAACTTGAATATCCCAAATGTCGTAGCTTGCAAATGTTACAAATGAATATGCGCCATTGTTCCAGGTAAAAGTAGTAACGCTTGTTTGAACGTCCAGATTGTTAAGATTTGCCGTGAAAGATGAGGCCGGGATGGCTGTCGCCAAAACGACCTTATACCCGCTGTAGTTTTCCGCACCCGAACCAGCAACCGGGGCAGTGCTGTAAACAGTAGAAGAATATTGAGCAAGATTGATATACGTCCCGCCGTTTACCCGGTACGCAATGGTTGTACCAACAAATGGGAAAAACCCAGCAGGAGGCGTCCCGGTTGCGCTTGTGGAACTCCCACCCGTCCAATTTAGAACAATCTGTAGGTTGCAAGTAGTAAACCCAGACTTAGGCACACTCGCAAAACCATTCCAAACAACGCTTACTGTATCGGGTGTTCCACTTACGGAAGACCCGGTGACCAGCGCCCGAGAAGCATAGGTTGACCATGGCGAAGCATCAACATCGTACCCATTCCCGGCATTCGTGATAACGCCAGTAGCAACAGTGGGGCGGAATTTTGTGTTAGCCGCTGGGCAAAGAAGGTTAAACATTAGGCGTAATTGCTAATGCCGGAGCAAAGCCAAATGTCGTTGTTCGGCTCATACTGGCAGAAAAGGGCACTCACACTGGAGGCCGTAGCAGAAGGCTGGTAGGTCGTGGCGTTGGCAAACTTGAACTTGGCCCCCCAAGTGATCGTGCGGGAACCGGCTCCGTCCTGCTTCATGATGATCGTCAGGGTAGAGGCTGGGGCGGAGGCCCCGGTGGAGGTGTTGGTGGGGTTAGCAATCGTGATGTTGCCAGCCGGGAGCTGGATATACGCAACATTGGAGGACTGAGAATCATGGGTCACGGTCCCCAGCGCGGCGGGCGTATAGCTGACAATCGCCACATTCTGGGCCTTGGTCCACGAATTATAAGTTCCGGTTGCAGCCGCGTCAGTAATGCCGCTGGTGGCAACCGTGGTGGGCTTGCCAGTGATGGAGGCCCAGGCTGCCGTAATGGTCGTGGGCGTAACAGCCGAGACGCGCCCCTTAGCATCCAGGGTAAATACGGGCACCTGAGTCGCAGAACCGTAGGTGGCCGCACCCGCCCCGCCCGCAGGAAGATCGTTCCCGGTCATGGCTCGGAAGGTCGGGGCACCACCAGACCCATCCGGGGCGGCATAGAAGAAGTTGGCGGTCTGGCTAGCTTTGGTAACGGCGAGGGTCCCGGCTCCGGTGGTAATGGGGGAGCCCGCTACCGCCCATTCACCGGGCATGGACAGGCCGACGCTGGTAATAGCCCCGGGCACACCGGGAACATCAAGTCCATCAAACAGAACCACATTGGGGATCGTGTAAGTGGAAATGCTGCCACCGCTGATGGAAATGTCATAATTCCCATTGGCTGCCGCAAACCCAAAGTTACCATTCGCGTCCGTGGTAAGTGGGTTGCTGATTGCAAGTGGCGCAGTCCGGCTGCCCGAGGTTGCGTAAATCGTCGGCAATGGCAGGGTGCTGCCTGCGTTATATACCGTAACGACCGCGTTGGGGATGCAATTACCTTGCTTGTCCTGGGCGGTTCCGTAATATCGCTGCATTAAATCAAATCTCCCCGGAAGCCAATGCCTACGGGGAGATTATATCAGAGCAAGTACTTAAAGCGCCTGATGATGGGACTGCCTCCAGGGGTCATGCCGCTTAGCCTTGAGGCTTTCCTTGAACTTGATGTAGTCGGCTTCCGTAAGCCCCTCCTCAAGAACGTCCCAGTCAAAGCGCGTCTTAACAACCTCGTAATAACGCGGAGGGATGGTATTCATGTCACATTCAATGGTTTGTACACGGGTGCCCTCAAGCACGCCCAAAACCCACGTTGGAACCACAACACGGGCACCGCGATAGATCCAAAGCTGCTTGCCCTTGCCGTTCCAGATGGGTCCCACCGTGGGACTTTCCCCTTCCTGCTTGTGAATCATGATGCTCACATAGCCCTCTCCAGGGGGGCTGGGCTGTGCGGCCTCCTCCTCAAACCCGGGCTTAACTTCCTCGGTCAGGGGGGACTTCTTATTCGCCTTGAGCGGGGGCCGACCGCGCTTCTTCTTCTGTTCCTCAGCCATTTATGGCGCTCCTAAAAACAAAGGGGCCCGGGATGGACCCCCTTGAATTTAATTCTACCCTGAATTTAAATCAGGGGTAGCACACAATGCGGTAGGTGCTGGAGTTGGTGTGGATAGCAGTACCCAAAGTAAGGGTGAAGGCGGAGGCAGGGCTGGAAGTGGGACCAGTCACCGTCACACCGTTAGAAGTTGCGTAGGTGAAGGTGCCAGCGGTCACCGTCTTGAAGATCGAGGCGGCGGGCATCTGGTTGTTCCACTCGTACTTATTGGCATTGGTCGAATCAAGAATTTCAACCTTGCTGGGGGAGAAAGGAACAACCACGGAACCAGCGGCGCTAGAAGTGTCCGTGGTGGCGGAAATGGTAAAAGCCCCGTTCACGTAGCTCTGGGTCTGACCAGTGAAAGTAAAAGCCATGTGTATATCTCCTATATCCAGTTATTAAGCAGACACGCCGCACTCAATGCGGGTAATCCAAGAATCGTTCAGGATGATCGAACCGCACATGGCCTTCCAGCCGATGCTCACGAACTGAGCGAGGGGGTTGGCGGCATCCGGGCCGGAGACGTAGTACTGCTGGCTGGACGAGGCGAGATCCACGGCGGCAAAAGCGTTGTCTCCAAGGATCAGGCACACATGCACATCGTTCAGGCCTCCGGTCTGGGCAAGGCCAGAGGTGGTAGCGCCAGAACCGCCAAGGTAGCTCTTGGCCATGGTGCTCATGAAGAAGCGGATTTCCTTATAGGAACCCACTTCGCCCTCCATCGCGCCGCCGCCAGGGTACTTGGAAACGTCAATGAAGCCGGGGATCTGCTCCAGGTCGTACTTGATCTGAGGGGTGATGAAGGCCACAAAGCCCTGGCGAACGCCCTGCGTCCCAATCTTGTCGGAAGGGCTGAGCTGCTTGGTCAGGGGCTTGGCATCGTTACCCTGGAGGGTACGGATGGCCTTATCAAGGGCAACGGCGTTGATCTTACCGGCCACATTGGCGCGGCCCGCACCAGTACCACCAATGGAATCGCTGAGGTACTGGACCGAGGTCCCGCCCACAATGCCATCGTAATAAACACGCTCCACAGTCTGGACCATGTTCTCGGAATTACGCTTCACAACTTCCTGATCAACCTGGACCTCATTCTCCCAGATGGCCTGATCGGACAGGCGGGAGACGTTGCCGTACTGGCTAAGGGTCAGGGTATAAACGGTTTCAGTGGGGTTTACATCGCCAGGGACCACGCCCTCGGAAAGGGCCTTGATACTAGCGGCGGTGGCACCAGTGATGGGGGCCAGACGCTCAACGCGCTTGAACTTGATGGTCTTGCTGGCACGGTCGGGAATGGTGAACTTCTTCCCGAACTTCGTGACAAAAAGCATAGGCTTGGCAACTTCAAGCCCCATCTTGTCAACAAAGTTACTAAGAAGGGTGTAGTTAGAGGTGGTGGCAACAGCCATTTAAAGCTCCTATTGGGGTTAAATATCCCAACCCAGCCCGCGCATGTAATCCTGAAGCTCCTTTGAGCCGGACTTCATATCCTGCCAAGCTGCCTTGGGTACGGTTCGGTTGTTAGACTGCCCCGATTCCGACTTGGCTCGACCATTCACCACCCGCTGGGCCGTGCTGCTAGCACTGGACTTCTTGGCGGCCTTGATCTGGTCAATCATCTTCGAGGTCAACTTCGCACTGGAAAGGACAACATTCTTTTCGTGGTCGTTGAGGTCATCAAGGTATTCCTTGATATCGTCTCGGTATTCATCCACATCGGGATGACGCCGCTCAATCTCACTGACCGCTTCAAGGGCCTCCGCCTTCTGCGCCTGGAGCAAAAGAAGCTGCTTGGCCTGCTGGAGTTCCCGCTGAATGGGCTCCAAGTAGGGGGCCAAACCCTTCTGAATTTCCGGGTCTACGTTGGCAAGGCTGTTCTGTCCATTCCCTCCCTGATTCTGGTTGGCGTACTCCTGAAGGCGCATCATCTGAAGCCGCATAAGCTCCATCTGTTCCCGCGTCCGGGCGAGTTCAGCATCCCGCTCCTTACGCTTGCCGCGCTCCTCCTGAAGGGCCCGGTAATCAACCATCTTTTTATCAGGTTCAGAAGCCTCAACTTCCTCGTCCTGCTGCTGGTCAACTACGGGTTCCTCTTCGTCGGAAACTTCCACCGCAGAGTTATCAAGGATTTCGTCTTCACCGGGCATTTAACCCACCTCTATATGGATGACATAACGCCGCATCCGATGCGATGTAATAAATTTACTCACCATCCGTACATTTGGCAATATAGTTGGCAAGCTGGTCGATAAAAATCAATTCCCCCTCACGCCTGGATTGATGGACCTGCCAATTGTCCGGGATGGGGACCTCCGGGCGCAGCAGGACGGCTTTCCGGCACTCCAGCCACCGAACCAGGGCCTCCGCTCCCGCCCTGTTGCTGAGGAGCATTTCCCGGACCAGCCTGCGGTCCTCCGGGCCCTCCCGCCCCGGCGGCGGCAGCAGCCTGCTGCATAGCGAGTTGCTGTTGCTGTTCAAGCATCACCTCTTGGTCAGTCTTCAGCCAGCGCCAAGCCTGAGGCAGGCCGTTGCGGGCGAAAATATCAGTAAGGAAATCGTAGTATTTGAACCGCTGAGCAACCTCAGGGTTCTGCAAAAGCGTGCCAATAAACTGCAACTGCTGTGCAGCCTTCTGCGCCGAGGCGGCCACATCATCCGCCCCCTGGAAGATGAAGTCAAAATCACCCGCAATATCCTGTGGCTGGATATTCATGAAGATCGGGCCACTGGACTGGAGCTTGATGCCGGTATGGGGGTCCACGATGCCACCCTGTACCTGACTGGCGGTAACCCGGACAGCCACAGACTGATCCATAAACTGCTGGTTCAGCCCATACCACATCTTAAACAGGCGCTCGACAAGCTCCTTCTTGATATGGCGGATGACCTCGGCATCCCGGGCATTGGCCATCGTGGCTTCAATATTGGCCTGCGTGGCGCTAACAGGGCTACCAGCCTGATCCAGGATATTCGTGGCCCCGGTGATCTGGTTGAACATGGCAATCAGGAAGTTGATTTCCTGGAAACCAGTAGCCGACTTGTCGATACTCATAACCGGCTGAAGGTTATTAACATCGGCCATGGCAATAGCATTACCCGGTGCTGCAATAAGTTCCGCCGGGTCCAAAATCCCATCGTCCTTGTACTTGAACATGGGGTTGATGATGAGCGAATTGGCATCAATGACCTGATTCATGCGAACCTGGATATCGTCATTGATCCCAAGAGCAGGCTCAAGGATTCCGCGTCCATAAGGCTCGTTTGGCTCTGGGAACAGGCGGAAAAGCTGCCAAGCGTACTGCCCGTGGCTAAACGGATTGGGCTCAAACCGGATAACCTTGGACCGATTACCAATCGTTAGCACATGGTTTTCGTAATAAGTCCCGTCCTGTAGCGCAAAATTGCCCCAGATTTCGATTAGCTCAATTCCATAACGGCGGTTCTGCTGGTTAAAACCAATCTTGGCCTCAACCTGATACTTTAGATTGTCGGAATTTTCCTGGTTATTGACCTGATCCTCTAGATCATCAATGCCCTCATAGATGGCCTGCCCAAATTCGTCGGGTTCGGCCAGTTCCTTGAGGTGGGCCTTGGACTTCACAAACCGCGCAGCCCTCATAGCCCGTTCATAGGAGTCCGGGGACCGCTGAATCACGAAGTCAAAGATGTTCCCAATCTCAAAATCAGGCCCATCGTACAGCAACATTTCCTTAGTTGGCACTTCGGGCATTTCCATTTCGGGTTCAAGCCCGTTCTGGAGGTCCATGCCCTTCTGCTGAAGGATATCGGCAAACCCTTGAACGTCCGGGACGTTGGTTTCATGCCGGTCCCACTTCACTTGGTATGGGATATTGCCAAAAATCGTGGCATGGGCCATGGCCATAGCGAACTTCTGGCGGAAACGCATCTTATTCTGCTGCCAGACCATCAACGCCTGCATAAACCGGGCATTGTTGTCATGGTCGGGAGTGCGTCCCATCAGCCCAAACCAATCCTCGTTGGGCATGATGCCCTGGGTGTATTTGGCCTTGACGTTCTCAACCGCCAGCCACGGCAAAGCAAGGTAACGCCTGGAGCGATACTGGGCAAGTTCCTTCCAGGTATCGCCAAACTTGGAGTCGTAAGCCAGCCAGCATTCCTGCCAAATAAGCTCCTTGGTCCTACGGGCGGCCTTCTCCGTGGTCCAGAAGTCCATGCCGATAGACAGAAGCTCGTTAAGGGGTACGCCCTTGATAATCATTTAGTACCACGAAGGAAGCATGAAACCACGATTGGCCGGACCTTGCTTAAGGCCCTGGCGCGGGGCCTGAATGGGGTTTTCCTGGGGAATAGTGGCCCCCGGAAGCTGCTGAATCTCGCTTTTGGGCCCACCAATCGGCGTCGGTGTGGGGATGCTGGCGGGGCCCTGGATGGGGGTAGGAGGTGGAATGGTGGCACCGGGAATAACAGAAGCTTGCATTGGGCCCATAAAGCCGCCCCATGGGTTCTGGAGGTGGGGCGGGACAATGCCGGTATTCTGCGGCATCTGACCCCACTGGCCAGGAAGATGCGCCTGGGGGGTGTACTGGCTCATGCCGCCCGGGAACTGCGGAGCCTGATAAGAAGCAGGGGCAGCGTTCTTGATGCCCATGCCAATCCCAAGCCGACCACGCAGAGCGGCGGCAACTTCGGGGTTCATCTGGCCGTAAATCATTTGCCACCCTTTTTGACCACCGGGCCATTATCTTCAGACTTGGAATGGCTGCCATACCCCGTGTTGGGGCCCTGACCAGCGTTCTTGCCGCTGACGTTACCGCCCTTCCCGGGCTTGGGCTTCTTGGTGCCCTTCTTGCCAGTAACAAGGTAGTCATACATTACAGACGATTTAGCATCCATGGCCATTTCTTTTACTCCTCTGGCGAATTATATCACTGAGCCCCATTGGCACCCCATTGCCGTTGCATACGCTCCCGGTGGACACGTGCCCGTTCGGCCCGTTCATCCTCAAGGGAGTTGGCGATATTGCGGCGGCAAAGGTACATCCAAGCGTCCATGATGTGGTTTTCACCCGTCTTGGAATACTGCTCAGGGGTGGTGGGGTCGATCTGGATGGTGGGGCAAATCCGGATGAAATGCTTACAGGTGGAGAAGATCTTGACCTTGGACTTCCCATTTACAACCTTGAGCCAGTCGCGGGCAATAGATACCGAGGACGCCTTGTTCTTCTTCTGGGACTTCTGGAACACGATGCCATTCCTGGCGAACTGATCTGCAATGGTAGTGGCCACGCCATCATCATCCCAGCAGGAAGCATCAAGATACCGCTCGGTGACATAGTCCTGAGAAATCATCTCAAGATCACGGATCTTTTCCGCGACAACCGGGGCCGACTCAAAGGTTCCCTTGTTATTGCCCCCGCCATCGCCATACAACTCCCGGTAGATATAGATAGTTCCATCGGGAGCCTGGCAAGCCCAAAGACCCGCATAAGGTCGGCTAGACCCCCAGTCCATGGCCATCCATCGCCGCCACTCACGGGGCAGGGATCGAGGTGGGACGATATGGATATCAGGGTTCCATTCGGTGAAAAACGCGCCCTCCACAACGTCCCAGCGGCCATCAAGTAGCATCTTCTGTATGTGTTCCGGCTTGGAGCGCAGGTCCGCCTCATACTGGCCATCCTCATACAGGTACTTGTTATCTTGAAGGCGGGCAGGGATAAAGATACGGGTCTTGCGGATGCTCCGGCCATCGGCCAGCTTGATATCCGTATGATACGCCTTCATACCAAGTGGGTTTTCATCAATCTTCCACCGCTTTAGTACCCAATCATGTCCGGGGCCACCGGGGTTAGTGGTGCATACCCGACGCAGGCGCACCCCCTTGGACGACCGCAAACGGGTCCCAAGGTATTCATATTCCTGGTCAGTAGGCCACAACGTAAGCTCGTCAA